GAGGGAACGACTTTCCAAACATTTGATCCACAACATCCGTCAACAGCATTTGATTCATTCGTGAAAACAGTTTTGCGAGGTGCAGCTAGTGGACTCAACGTATCTTATAACACGTTGGCAAATGATCTTGAGGGAGTGTCGTTTTCATCTATTCGCTCTGGAACTCTTGAGGAACGTGACCAATGGAAACAAAAACAAACGTGGATGATTGAGCAATTCTGTATGCCTGTTTACAAGGCGTGGCTCAGTAGCGCAATTCTGCATGGCAAGCTGAAACTTCCGGCAACCAAAATAGATAAGTTCAGCGAAGTGACATTTCAATCGCGTGGTTGGGCGTGGGTTGATCCGGCTAAAGATATTGCGGCAAATGCGGCTAGTGTTGAATTAGGCGTGACCACTCGTTCTGATATTGCGGCATCACAAGGTAAGAATTTAGAAGATATTTTTGAGCAGTTGAATAAAGAGAAAGAACTTGCCGCTCAATATGGAATTATTTTAGGGGAGCAAAATGAGCAAGCGCAAAACGATTGAAGCAACCTCGTTTCATCGAGGATTTGATTTAGACAGAAGTGCAATTTCTGTTGACGAAAGAACTGTTGATTTGGCTTTTTCATCTGAAGAACCAGTTGAGCGATGGTTCGGTAACGAAATTTTAGACCACTCTGAAGCATCTGTTGACCTTGGTCGGTTGCAGAGCGGTGGAGCGGTATTAGTCGATCACGACCACAGTGACCATGTAGGGGTTGTTGAAACGGCTAACATTGATGGCGACCGTAAAGGTCGTGCAAGGGTGCGGTTTGGAAACAGCATTCGGGCAAATGAGATTTGGCAAGACGTGGTTGACGGTATTCGGCACAACGTTTCTGTTGGCTATCGGATTAACACAATGAAATTAGAGGATACCAATAAAGAATCCGGTTTGGAAACATATCGGGCGACTTCTTGGAGTCCATTCGAAATTTCGTTTGTGAGCATTCCGGCAGACTCAGGTGTTGGTGTTGGAAGAAATGATGAGGTTGACGAAAAACGGTCAATCACAATTGAAAATTTATATGAGGAAAAAGAAATGACTGAAGAAGTTAAATCTGCGCCGTTGACTGTTGATGTTGATGCAGAACGCGCACAAATACGCAAAGCTGAGATGAAGCGCATTGGCGAAATCGAGGCGTTAGGGAGCAAGTTTGACGCTAAAGACGTTGCTAGAGAGTTCGTTCAATCTGGCAAGTCTGCTGATGATTTCAGAGTTTCATTGTTGGCTAAAATTGGTGATGCAAAACCAGTGGTTGAGTCACCTGAAATTGGCATGACCGAAACTGAAGTTCGTGAGTTCTCATTCATGAGAGCAATCAACGCTTTGGCTAATCCAAATGATAGACGCGCAAGAGAAGCGGCGGCATTTGAATTTGCAGCGTCACGCGCGGCTGGGGATCGTTATGGTAAAGATCCACAAGGAATTATGATTCCTGTTGATGTTCTTCGTGGACAACGTGACTTGAATGTTGGCACTGCAACGGCTGGTGGTCATACGGTGGCGACTGATCTGTTAGCTGATTCGTTTATCGACAAGCTAGATAATGCAATGGTGGCAACTCGCGCCGGAGCAACAATCTTGCGTGATCTCCAAGGCAATATAGCTATTCCTCGTCAAACTGGTGGAGCATCTAGCTATTGGGTTGCGGAGTCTGGTGCAATCACTGAGTCTGCGGCGGCGTTTGACCAAGTGACCATGAGTCCTAAGACTGTGGGTGCTTTCTCTGATATTAGTCGTAAATTGTTACTGCAAAGTTCTATTGATGTTGAAAACTTTGTTCGCAACGATCTTGCGCTAAGACTTGCTTTAGCTATCGACAATAAAGCGTTTGAGGGTGATGGTTCTAGCAACACTCCAACAGGTGTGGTTAACGCTACTGGTGTTGGTTCTGTTGCATTTGCATCTGCTACTGCTGGCGCGGCAACGTGGGGCGAAATTATTGATATGGAAAGCGAAGTCAGCCAAGACAACGCTTTGTTAGGTAATTTGGCTTATATCACTAATGCGGCTCAGATGGGTTATCTGAAACAAACTAAGAAAGATTCTGGTTCTGGCATCTTCTTGGTGGAAAGCGGAGAACTTAATGGCTATCCGGTCATGGTTTCAAATCAAATCTCAACGGCTGGGCAAATATTGTTCGGCAATTGGGCAGACTTGATGATTGGTTATTGGTCAGGTGTTGACATCAATGTTGATGCAAGCACTGGATCAGCAAGCGGCACATTAAGAATCGTTGCTCTGCAAGATGTTGATGTTGCGGTTCGTCACGGTGAGTCTTTCGCTAAAGGCGTTTAATCTGAACACCCCTACTTCGTGGCTCGGTGCGGAGTAGGGTGATTTTGGAGTTTATATGAAAGTTAAATTTTTACAGACAACATCATTTATGCGGATTCGGCATCAAGCTGGAACGATGGTTGATTTGCCATCAGCAGATGCAGATAGGTTAGTTGCGAAAGGCTTGTGCGAGAAAGTGTCGTCACCTAAAAAGAAGAAAGATTGATAGGTAACAATGGCATTATTTTCCGATAGTGATTTAGCTGAGTTCGTAGATTTGGGCGCATTAGGAACGGCGGCAACGTATAGCAATACAACCATCAATGTTGTGTTTACGGATAATTACGTTTCGATTACTGGCGGCACTGTGGATATTGAGGGAACATATCCTGTGGCATTATGCCGCACCGTCGATGTGAGTGGAGTGGCGCACAATTCAGCCATAACGATTAATAGTATTGGCTATGTGGTGATTGGTGTTCAACCCAACCCCTCTGCCGGTACAACAAAATTGATTCTGAATAAATCATGAGTCATTTAAGACAACAAATCAGGGAGCGAGTCGCTAGTACGCTAACCGGATTAACAACGACCGGATCAAATATATTCCAGAGTCGTATTTATCCAATGGAGCAAGCAAGTTTGCCCGGTTTAATTGTTTATTCGGTATCAGAAAGCACCGCGCCTGTCACGATGGGCGCAATAAGAGATATGGACGCAACGCTAACATTGGCAATTGAAGCGTATGCCATTGGCGCTAATCTGGATGACAGTCTTGATACGATCTGCAAAGAAGTTCAAGTAGCAATGTATGGCGATAGAACTGTTAATTCTTTAGCCAAAGATTTGCAACTTGATTCCACGACTATTGTGTTCGCGCAAGATAGCGATGTTCCAGCCGGATACGCGACTATGAATTGGTCGGTCAATTATCAGTTTGCAGAGAATAACCCAGAGGTTGCAATATGAAAATGCTTACGCCGGATGGCATAGAAACAGACGTACATGAATCTAGTGTTCAGCGAAAATTGAATGCCGGATGGAAACTTTTACAACAGGCAGAGGATGAAAAAGCCAACCCAAAGCCTTTAACTAACCCAAATCAAAAAGGAGGGTAAATTATGGCTACATACAAAGGTGATGGTGGACTGATGAAAGTTGGTTCAACAACGGTGGGTGAAGTTCTGAGTTGGAGCGTAGATCAACAGTCTGATGTGATCGAAGATACAGCAATGGGCGACACTGCAAAAACATTTATTGCCGGACTGACTTCATGGACGGGTTCTTGCGAAGCTATTCTAAGTGATGCAGATACAGGTCAATTATTGCTAGACAACGGAAGCACACAAACTGCATTGGATTTTTTCTTTGATAGTACGACTTCTGCTTACAAGGGTAATGCAATTGTTACTGGTATTTCATCGTCTGCCAATATTGGCGACATGATTAAAGTATCAATTTCTTTTCAAGGCACAGGGGCGATAACCACTGATCCTTGGAGTTAAACTGAATAAGCCTATGACTAGGGGAAACCCGAAACAATCAATGCCGAGGTGGTTCGTCATAGGCTTTTACTCGGCACTTTATCAACTCGGAGATGCTAGCAATGAGTACAGGAGATGCGATTTTAGCGAAAGCTACGCAACATTTTAAAGAACAACTACAGAATAAATCGGATACGATCAACGTGTCTGAATGGGGCGAAACCATCCACTATCGACCCATGAATGGAAAGCAAAGAGATGCGATTATTAAGCATGTTAATGATGGTCATTTGATGGAAGCATATGTTGAATCTATCGTGCTACGCGCTAGAGATGAAGATGGTAAGTTAATGTTTAAGCCAATTCATAAACGCGAGTTAATGACGAGAGTTGACCCAGATATTCTTCAACGGATTGCGACTGAAATGAATACGTTGGACGCACTTCTTGATGATAATGATGATACGGAGGAAGTAACCGCAAAAAAATCCTAGAATCTGACAATGACCTGTGGTTTTATTTCGCACTTGCCGAAATGTTACATAAATCAGTTTCCGAAGTCATGGAGTTTACATTGTCAGAGTTGGTGGGGTGGGTTGCTTACCTAGAATTGAAACAGGAGAGATCGCAAAGTGGCAACTAACAATAGTCAGGTTCGTTATTACATAACCGCTACAGACAAAACCGGAGCGGCGTGGAGAAGTGCGAATGGTCGAGTGCAACGCCACCGGAAACTATTAGGTGGATTACAAGCGCCGATTAAACGCGCGAAAATGGCTGTTGTGCAATTCAACGCTTCATTAGGGGCAATCCCTGCGGCTGGTCTGGCTGGTATCACTGCCGGATTTGCGGCGCTCGGTAAAACCGTCTTTACAACCGGTATGAAGATGGATGCGTTCAGAAACTCGATGATTGTATCCACCGGGTCTGTGGCTTTAGCTGAAGCAGAAATTGAAAAGATTGAAAAACTGACAGATACGCTAGGCTTGAACTTCTTATCAACGGCAGATGCGTACAAGAAGTTTTCGATTGCCGCAAAAGAAGTGGGAATGGCAAGTTCGACTTCTGACAAAATATTTAGATCGGTTGCAAAAGCATCTGCCGCTATGGGGCTAAGTGCGGAAAATACACGCTTAACACTCAAGGCTTTAGAGCAAATGATTTCTAAAGGTACGGTACAATCCGAGGAGTTGCGCGGTCAGATGGGAGAGCATCTTCCCGGCGCTTTTGGTATGGCGGCAAAAGCCATGAATGTGACCACTCGACAACTTAGCAAGATGTTAGAGCAAGGCGAAATTCTCGCAGTTGACCTGTTGCCGAAACTGGCTGATGTGTTAGAAAATAAGTTTGCATCTGTTGCGGTTAGAGCATCGAACCAAGCTAGAGCGTCATTTGAACGAATGAAAAATGCTTGGGTTAAGTTCTTAGTTGTCTTTGGGCAAACGGGTGTGTATGGAAAAATTGAGTCCGGCATTAAGTATGTAACGGCGGCACTCAAGGGCATGAATACAGAGATTGAAGCCGGTAAACCACAAGCTAAATTTACAAGGGAGTGGAGAGCAACAATAGCGGTGTTTAAATTGCTCAAGGTATATTGGTTGAAACTTGTAGTATCAATATTAGAGAAAATGGCGGTAATAGATCGTGGTTTTCAGGTGTTCTTTAGGCTAAAGCAGACTTTTCTAAATCTCAAGGTTGTCTTTTTAGGTTTAGTAGCTGGTGTCTTGGAGGGTATCAGTAAGATGGATACAGAAATAACTGCTTTCTGGAATGCGTGGACATACGGAGATCGTAAAGTATCGCAAGTTATTGCGGCATCTGCGGCAATAGCTGAAGCTAAATTTAGAGATGCCAAAGCTGGTGCTAAGAAGTATTGGACAGCACATCGTAACGGCG